TGGCCAAGGAACGCGGCAAGTGTCTAGGCAGTGATCACACACGTTACGGACAAGGTGTGTTCCCCTGGGAACTACGTGCCACTGGCGTGAACGAACTAACTGATTTCGATCCTGAATTAGATTGGGAGCCATTACGTGCCGATATGAAAAAATATGGTGTGCGTAATGCAACCAATGGTGCTGTGGCTCCTGTGGAATCAAGTTCAGTCGCCATCAACTCAACCAATGGTATTGAAATGCCAATGAGTTTGATCAGCGTGAAAGAAAGCAAGGCAGGATCATTTGTGCAGGTTGTTCCTGAATATCACAAGTTAAAAAACAAGTATCAACTGATGTGGGAACAGAAGGATTGCGACGGATATTTGAAAACAGCCGCAGTGATTGCAGCGTATGTTGATCAATCAATCAGTACCAATACATTCTACAATCCTGCACATTTCCCAGATCGTAAAGTTCCTACCACGTTGATTGCTAAAAATCTAATGCAATCACATGCGTGGGGACTAAAGACTTTTTACTACAGCTTGATCAACAAAGCAGGTAGTAAAGCAGTGGCAGAAGAAGCTCCGACAATGTTGGAACCAATTGACTTTGACAATGAAGAAGATTGTGAATCGTGTAAACTTTAAAGGAAAAAACACATGAAAAAATTATTAGTTATATTAAGCGTATTGGTATTGGCAGCGTGTAATAAAGCACCTACTCCTACTGCAACATCAAACACATTTACTCCCTCATTTGTGGTAGACTACAACAAGTGTGGAACTGATCCTGTCATCTCAGGAAACTCAGTAACATTTGGTGAAGGAACAAATTGTGAAGCAGGTAGACTTGTATCACAACACGGTTATGTAAACATCACACAGATCACAGCAACCATTGATTTATCAAAACTCGCACAGAACTATGTGAATGCCAGCTTCTATATGGTATCAAATCCAGTTCAACCCAGTGTTCAACCCAAAGGCACTAACTACTGTGATGCAGGTGGAAATAATAATCAATGGAATTGTCAAGAGATTGATATCATAGAAACCAATGGTAACAAGATCACACAATCTACTCTACATCTAGGAACAGGTGGTTCCAGTGCTCCACAACGGTTTGAATATTCATTCGCAGACACTGCTAATAACAGTTGCTTTAACTATTCGTCAATGACTAGTTCACCCACAGCTACTAATGGACTGCACAGCATGGTTGGTATTATTGATATGAGCAAGCCATTTGACATGGTGACCAATTTCACATATGGAACAACTCCTACAATGACAGTAACGTATTCACAAAACGGTAAGAGTGTCGTAGTGTATGATAGTTCAGTTGGTTCAGGCGCCGAAGGTAGTGGTACTGTAGACATGACTTCATTAGTAACTAGTATGAAGAATGGTTACTGGTTGAATCTAGCATTCTGGCAAGGTTACAGTCCAACAGGTCCCGGGTCTGCACCGTGGTGGAATAATACCTGTTCATGGGGTGCATTATGCAATAGCACAGGATCATACTGGAGCATCAGCAATATTCAAGTAACTGCTGACAGCATTATACAATGAGCCAAGCACAATACAACCTAACCACAAAAACAGATTACTTGAATCGTAAGATGTTTCTAGATCCTGCGGGTCCAGTTACTATTCAACGTTTTGAAGAAGTCAAATACAAAAAGATTGCAGACTTTGAGGCCACTGCACGTGGCTTCTTCTGGCAACCTGAAGAAATCAGTCTCAGCAAAGATGCCAATGATTTCAAGGATGCCAGCGATGCAGTCAAGCATATCTTTACCAGCAATCTGTTGCGTCAGACTGCCTTGGACAGTTTACAAGGGCGTGGACCCACACAAGTATTCACTCCGGTGTGCAGCTTGCCAGAGGTAGAAGCATTGATGTACAACTGGGGATTCTTTGAAACAAATATTCACTCAAAGAGTTACAGTCATATCATTCGTAATATCTACAACGTGCCTAAAGATGTTTTCAATACCATTCACGACACAACTGAAATTGTAGGCATGGCGTCAAGTGTGGGCCGGTATTATGATAAACTCCACGAACTCAATTGTTTCAAAGAGATTAATCCAAAAACAGTCAATGAGAAAGACCATGTCAAGGCAATCTGGTTGGCACTACATGCCAGCTATGCACTAGAAGCATTCCGATTCATGGTGTCCTTTGCCACAAGTCTTGCCATGGTAGAGAACAAAATCTTCATTGGCAACGGCAACATCATTGGATTGATTCTACAAGACGAGTTGTTGCACAAAGGATGGACAGCATATCTTATCAACCAAGTTATCAAAGAAGACAGCCGTTTTGCTGCTGCCAAGGAGTCTTGTGAAGCAGAAGTATATGCTTTGTATCAGGATGTGATTCGTGAAGAAAAAGCCTGGGCTGATTACTTGTTTAAGATGGGGCCAGTGATTGGACTCAATGCTAACATCCTCAAAGACTTTGTGGATTACACAGCAGTTGGTGCTCTCAAGGACATTGGTATCAAGTATCAAGCAGTGGCACCACGTAGTACACCGATCCCTTGGTTCAACAAACATTCAGACACGTCGAAGAAACAAACTGCACTGCAAGAGAACGAATCTACTAACTATGTGATTGGTGTGATGAGTGAAGAATTAAATTATGATGCTTTGCCTTCATTATAAGTAGTTTGCAATGGAATACAAAACGTTTGATAAAGATCAATTTGAGAGAGAATTTTCAAAATCTCCAATCTATCAACAGTTGGCCAATGATTATCCAGTGTTGTATACTGAAGTCAATGATATCACTGAAGTAACAAGAGATTTTTCATATAAAGTTCCTAGAGCTATCCTTCAGGAGCAAGGAATATTTGTATGCAGCAGTTTTTACTACATTGAGATGCTGCTCGAAATCAATCCCAAAGTTATATTAGATGTAGGATGCGGTGATAACGTATTTAAAAAATATATTCCACAAATTGTAGGACTAGATCCCATGTGCGAAAACGCCGACATTCGCGAACAGTTCGATGATGCGTTTGTTGCAAAACATCAGGGAGAATATGATTGTGCAATGGCGTTACAATCCATACATCATGTTTCACTATTGGGATTAGTTGACCGCATAAATCAATTTGGCAAACTAATTAAATCAGGTGGTCGTGGATTTTTTTCTACTAACTTAGGTAGATTGATAAGCCGAACCGCACCGCATGAATTTGCTAAGATTTTTGATCTAAGCCAACCAGTGACTATTTTTGATTATTATTGTTATATCAAAAAAGAACTTGAGAAATTAGATTATCAAATCATTGCCGCAGATGTGTTACCAGTTTTTGAAAGACATTATCACAACTGCGCAGGGGCCGATTGGCCACCAATTGAAACTTATGCGGCAAGAGATTTTAAAGATGTGTCAGACATGATAAAAGACGAAATTTTATCTATCGACGATGTATACATCAAAGACATAGGAATCAATGACAGTTTGGATGGAAACATCAAAATAGTATTTGAAGTTTAAAGGAGAATACGATGACAGCCATAGTATGGTCAAAAGACAATTGTGCTTTCTGCGATCAAGCCAAAGCCTTATTGGAACAGCGTAACATCGCATATGAAGAACGGAAAATCGGGCATGGATTCAGTCGAGAAGACTTGTTAGAAGCAGTGCCCACAGCAAGAACAGTACCACAAATTTTTGTGAACAACAACTACATCGGCGGATTCACAGAACTGAGAAAATACATTGAAGAAACCGCTGGCGGATACGGAGATTAAATGGAAGAATACACAACCGATTGGGTTAGCAAATTCGGGATTCCTAATTTTAAATATGTCAAAGAGCAATATTCAGACATAGCTGACATATTAGAAATTGGTAGTTTTGAAGGACGTAGCGCATGTTGGATGTTGAAACACATGTTGAACGATACAGGAACTCTCACTTGCATTGATCCTTTTCCAAATGAACAGTTGAATCCTGGAGATGTAGTTGCTCGTAGACAAATTGATCCGTTTGATAATAGACCTTACACCCTCGATGATATCACATTTCAGAGATTCACTTCAAACATAAATCAAGCAAAGAATCCCAATCAGACTGTAACAGTTTTTCGAAAATTAAGTTATCATGCACTAGCAGAATTGATAGTGGCCGAAAAACAGTTTGATTTTATATATGTAGATGGTTGTCATAAAAGCAGCGCCACATTGACAGATGCTTGTATGTGTTTTGGACTATTAAAACCGCAAGGATTTATGTTGTTTGATGATTATCTACTTGCAAATAGGCCAAATGTATTAGACCGCGGAAAAATGGCTATTGATGCATTTATGAATATGTTTTCACCTAATTTAGAAATACATAAAGTAGGTTACCAAGTATTAGTACAAAAGAAAGTTTAAAATTATGTTAATAGACAAAGGCGTTAGCGCAGGCGAAGTAGTCACACTCAAGCTCACATCAGGTGAGGAATTGGTAGCAAGACTCAATGAGGAAACAGCTACACATTACAAACTGTCAAAACCCATGGTGATAGCCATGGGTGCCAAAGGACCAGGATTGATGCCATACTTGTTTACCGTGGCCCCAGACAAGGATATTAACTTGAACAAAAGCACAGTGACAGTTGCAGTAGCCAGCGACAAATCATTTGCTGACCAATACATGCAAAGCACTACCAGTATACATTTAGGCTAACGCAAGTTTTTGCTCC